CAAGGCCCATTTGGTAGTCTCCATTGATCGTGTTGCTTTCAAACTTGAAACGCAATTCGCGTCGTTGATCTTTTATATATACGACTTGATCTTGAGGGGTGAGAGGCGTGTCGGGGAAGAACAGCCTCTCTCCAGTAACTTGCGGAGCGCGGGCGTTTGCGCGCCCTGTAACCTGCACACTCATGTCGCCGGTCTGTACGAAATCGGGCTCCAGCATCAGAACTTGCAGCGCTCTGTTAGTCGCGCCATTTGCCGCCAGAGATATCGGCGCAGTCTCAAAGAAGCTCTGCACTGGCGACACCTGTTCGCCATCAACTACGTCAACGCCGACCTCATGTACCCACAGTTTATATGGCTCCACGAAAGATAGATTAAACGTTGCGCCCGAGCCGGTGCCGCCTGATGTGCTGGCGGGGTTAGTGGGAAGCGTAGTGTACGAGCCGGCATTGCTTATGGAAGCTGTTAAAACAGCGCCGCCTCCGTCTACCGTGTCGACGGTCAACTCGGCATCTATGAGTGCTGTTCCTCCAGAAATCGACAGAACGTCTCCCGCAACGTAACCGCTTCCTCCGGCGGAGACCGTGAAGCTGTCCAAGGTGGAGTCTTGCGGATCCACGCCGGTTAAAAGTGGCTTTTGGAAAACAGTGGGGCTGATAGCCGCGCCGCGCCCACTATCGGGAAGGGCAGTGTCGTACCACGTGTTTTCGCGCACATTATATACGACGGCGTGGTTTGGCTCGGCGCTAGAGCCTTTGGGGAAGCACCACCAGATCTCACCGTAGCGTGGGATCTTGTACGCAAAGACTTTCTGCCTCTGCTCCTCGTTTAGATTGTCAAAAAAGAAGTTTAAGTTCAATGTGTTAGGAACTTCACGCACAACACCGTTAAACATTAAGAAGCGGTCTGTGCCCGCCCAATAATAGACGCCGTCGTACTCAATCACGCTGTTTGACGACAAGATTGACGATTGCGTCGACAGTGTGTCGAAGCTGAACACTGCTGTCCCGCCCACATAGCTTCCTCGGACAAGGCTGTCTGCCGACCAGAATAGGCCGGACGGCGCATTGCTGGGACCGCCGCGAAGCGGAAGCGCCCGCACTATTTTCTGGGAAGTTATGTATGCGTTGCCCGCTCCGCTCCCAGTGTAGTCCGCAGGGGCGTTAGGCACCGACCAAGCCACATAGCCATCTGCGCCATAGACGAAAGTGTAGGGCGCTAGCGACACTACGCCTCCCGTTGCGTCAAAATTAGCCGGTACGGCTGAAACAGCTGTTAGCGCCGCGGTGCCTAGCAAGTCGCCCGTGAACAGCTCACCGCCTGCAGTGTTGCATATGCAGCCTAAGTTTGGCGCTACTTGGGCGACAATTTGGTTGCCGTTAGTGGTGTCGTACGCGGCCGCAAACTGCCACATGTTGCTATCGTTGGCGGTGAAGCCTGACGTAGGTGTGCGATCGCTTATGACGCTAGTGTTGAACGCACCGTCGATATAAAGGCGCTCCAACTTGTTTGCAGATCCAGCGTGTAGATATGTGCGCTCGTCTTGGGTGTACTCGTGCAGTTGGCGCACGATCTCTTCCACGTACTTGTTGATAGAGCGGTAGCCGCCCATCTTGCGTGGGAGGCCGCGCTGGAAGCGCACCCAACGCCCGTCTGTGTAAAACGGATTGGCAAGAGCGGTGCCGTCGCGAGCGATCCCCGCCTGCGATTGAATGCGGATGATCTCTTCCGGCACGTTAGAATACTCCGCCGTCTACGGTCCCTGCTTGCGCGATACCGAGTGCCGTCCAAGCATCTGCTTGCGTAGACGCAGTAAAGAGGGCTATGCCTACGCTCGTACCTCCAAGATTGATCCGTGCGCCAGAAGCCGAGGTAGCTCCAGTACCGCCGTCAGCTATGCCAACCGGCGTGGACACACCGCTAGACGTATCGGCATCTACGACGTTGCTGCCATTGCTGTAGAGAATAGCGCGTTGGTTTTGCCCAACAGATACCGGCGTTACTTGCGATGGCGTTTTTACAGACAGGGTGTAAGAACCGGTGGTAAGGTTACTAACCCAATACTGCTGTATCGTTGGCGGAACGATAATCACTGCGTCGGACGTCAGGGTGCCCACGAACTCGTATGCAATTCGGTTCAACTCAGAACCAGAAAGCGTGTAGTTGCCCCCGGTTACCGCTACAGATGTGTAGTCAAACGCAAAGACAGCGCGCTGGCCGAGCCCGATCGTATACCAGCCGAGACCGTCACTAACAATTACGGCACTGTCCTCGGGCTGCAGCGTTATGTTAGCGCCGCCGTTTATCAGATCGGTGCCGTCTGCGTCTATTGTCAAAGTGCCGGTTCCGGCGTTGCGCACGTTAAAGAACCAGCCATCTCCAACTACAGAAGCCGAGGGGAGGGAAAGCGTTCCGCTGCTGCCCGTCCACACATACATCTTGGCTCGATCGGACGCGCCTGCCGTGTAGTTAGAAGCAAAAGTGTCGACTTGGTATTGCTGCGCGAGGGTGGAGCCTGTGGCAGTAAGGCCGGCTCCCGCGAGGCTAGAAGCTTGGGCGTTTGCCGTCGCGGCACCAAAGCGATACGAGCGCCACGTGCCTGCTGCCGTGCTGTTATCGGTCAGATACAGCTCCCACTGCGCCCCCGAAGAGATGCTAAGCAGCGTACCGCCTGCGCTATTCTTAACGGTTACAGTCGCCGCGCCGACGTTGTTGAACAGGATGGTCTGCCCTACACCCGTCTCGTCTGCAGGAGGCATTGTAATGCTCTGTGCACTAGCAGCCGATACGTCAATTATACGGGCGACAACGTTCCCAGTAGCCGCACTTTCAATAGGCCAGCTAAGCGTAATGTCGCTGGTTAGTGTGTAAGACTTATAGGATACGTCTGAAGGGTAGATGGTGTTTCCGCCAAACACCTGTGTGTAGGTCATTTACGCCTCCTTGCGCACGGAGGCGCGATCTAAGATTTTGCCGATATCTTCACCATTAAGAGAGGCAGCTGCGCGGTCGTACATTTGCTGCCACACGGCTATGCGCTCGTCATTCTTGAGGAAAGGCGTCGCTTCTAGCAACGTGCCGTAAAGGAGAAGCTGCGGCGCGTATTCCGTCATCCAATTTGTCTGCAGGCTGTCGTTTAGAAGCGGAGGCAGCTCGTAATAGATGACCTCCATAGGGTAGTCTGCGTCCGGCGTGGGAGCCAAAAGCCAGTGATCGTAGTCATAATCTGCATAAAACTCTGGCTGAGATGTCGCGGTGGCGTCCGGCCAATAGCTGCGTATGTACTCGTACGAACGCCCGAAAAGCGTCTTGCGTGTATTGTTTCCAGAGCCGGTGCCGATGTTCATAGATACCACGTCGCGCCAGCGATCGGGCTTTGGGTATACTGACTGGCCTGTTGTGAGGGTGGAAGTTACGACGTTAATAAAGCCCTGAACTTTGAGTTCGCGGGCGATGCGTCTCTCAGCAAGATTGATAAGACGAGGTATCTGCTCGTATACGATCGGGTCTGTAACTGCCGAAGCGCCACGCTCAAGATAGCGCCGGACGTCCTGCTGGAGCGTAGTGAAGGTCATCGTCGTAGACATAGCGGGCCCCTTATATCACTTTTTGTCGATCTGCACAGCCGCCAACCAAGCCTCGACTGTCAAGCGATGCTTGACACTGCATTCCATGTAGCGAGCAATCAAATGGCTTTCCCAGAGCGCCCGCTCCGGATCGATCAGCGGGTCAGGCACATTGTCGAGTGGGCGGCAGTTACTCTCTAGGTTCGCCGGTGGCGGCGGCATTGGCGTTATCGACACCGCTTTGGAGCACCCCGACAACATTATCAGGAGCAGCACAGCTAAGAGCGGGAGCAGGCACTTCACGATAAATCTCGCGGATGCTCGTTCCTCGGCTGGCTCCCAGCCCATCGGCATAATCTCTGAGGGTCTCGTAGGCTCTGGCTTGTTGTTCCAGTTCATCTTGCATCTCCCGCTGCCGTTCCGCAGCCTCTTCCAAAGCGTTCGCAAGTGCAGCGTCACACTGCCAATCCCGTATCTTGTAGCCTGCTATTGTTCCTACTACCAGAGCACCAGCGGCGGCATAAAGAGTTAGAGAGCTAGGTAGTGGTAACATTACTTGTCCTTATTGAACAAATCGAACAGCACTTTGACCTTTTCTTCCAAAGTGCCCACACGTCCATCTAGCTTGGCTAAACTGATTATGACAAGCACTGCGGCAAGCATAATAGGCCAGACGGCAGATACAACA